AGGCAATAAAACAGAATTGATTGAAGGTAATTTAAATCAAGTTGTCAAAGGTGATTACACTCAAGTTGTTAAGGGTGAATCTAGGATTTTAGCCGATGGTGAAATGACTGTTGGTTGTGGTTCAGATTTTCTTGGTTCATTGAGACTAGTTACTGGTGACCACATGAGGCTCGAAGGTGACCTATCAGTTAATGGTGGTATTTCTGCTACCAACATTACGAGTGAGAATTGGCTTGCGGCTGGTGTTGGTGTGAATGCAGGGCCATCCGGTTTTGTTTCTATACTTGGTGGTTTATCTGTAGGTTTTCCAATTGCTATTCCAGGTTCTGTGACTGCGGCTGTACAAGTAAAAGCACCACTTGGTTCATTTGGTACAATGTCAGCAGTATTGATGACGGATATGATTAACACTAAAATATTTGACACACATATCCACATGGCTAAAGGCCCAACTTCTCCACCAATTTCTGGTCCAATGATTTAAGGATTATATTATGCCTTCTTTGTTTTCCCGATTAAATTATAATTTTACAGATACTAATTCAGTTATTAGTGAGTTGTCGACCGAGGTGAAAACCACATTGGATTCTATGCCAAAAATGTTGACACCTTGGCAAGCTGCAGATATGGCTAATAATAATATTGGTGGATACTTTATTAACCCATGTGCTAATGTCACAAGTAACATTTGGAGTGTATCCAATAATTTGGTGAATGTTGCGAACTCACTACAAGGCTCAGGTAATTTGACTGGTCTGTGGACTCATATTCGTAGCACTTTTGCTTACATCAGTAATAGCGCAACCGGTAACACACAAGCTGGTGACTTTCTTGCTCACACGAACAGAATTTCAGGTGTAACTTCTATAACAGTATCATCTGACCAAGGTGTTGCAAATTTACCACATTATGAGACTGCCGTTCAGACAGGCAAAGCAGTAGTATCATTAATTTACCAAACAGAAGGTGTATCCAACAATGCGCCAATTATGGGCAACTTTACGAGCTTGTTTGTGGCTAATGATTTGATATCAATCTATAATACTGTGGTCACATATGCAAATACGATTAACAGTAGTATTTCGATTTCAGGTTCTGGTAGCGAAATGGATCCATTCATTAGAACTTCCAATCTGACGTTCAACACAGTAAATGCCATAGCAACCACAGCTAATTCTGCTAACTCCATTCTCTATACACGTAGAGTTCATGATGAACAGTTTTATAAGAATTCATTGGCTATATTGACTGACTATAAACAAGCTCGTGGTGTTGGAAGTACAGGTCAAACAGAAGACTTTTTAATTAAAAATTATATTGGCTCAAGTAAACTATTATCTAGGATAGGTTGAATAAATAGAAAATGGCAATAGGAATAACCACAACCGTAAGAGAATATCGTGACTTGGATTTGAATTTTAAGATTCATCCAATCAGGAAAGATATTAATAAACATACTGCTGAGATGGCGGTAATCAATTCTATTAAGAATTTGGTACTGACTCAGCATTATGAAGTGCCTTTTCAACCAGAAATTGGTTGTAATATCCAAAAGTTACTATTTGAACCTTTGGATCCAGTATCTGCCACTCTCATTCAACGTGAGATAACGCAAACAATTCAAAACTTTGAACCTAGAGTTAGTGTCTCAAAGGTACAAGTATTTCCAGATTATGATAATAATGGTTTTAGGATTGCGATGGAATTTTTCATTGTCAACAGAACCGAACCAGTAACAATACAATTTTTCTTAGAACGAGTACGATAAATGGCACAAAATCGTTTACAGGTAACCGAACTTGATTTTGACACAATCAAGACCAACCTAAAATCATTCCTAAAACAACAAACTGAATTCCAAGATTATGATTTTGATGGTTCTGGTTTAAATGTTTTGGTTAATCTTTTAGCTTACAACACACACTATAATGCCTACTATCTAAACATGGTTGCCAACGAGGCATTCTTAGATACTGCCTTGTTGCGTGATTCTGTGGTTTCTCATGCCAAGACATTAGGCTATGTGCCTTATTCTAAAACTGCACCTACAGCAACTATTAACCTAACAATCAATAGTGGTAACACAACATTGGATACATTAACTATTCCAAAGGGATATGTTTTTAATTCTAAGTTGGTAGATAAACGTATTTTTGGTTTTGTGGTTATGAATGGCGTTACTGTCACAAAATCTGACACCAGTTATTACTTTGAGAATTTAGAAATCAAAGAAGGCCAGTTATTGAATTACACTTTCAATTATGATGAGAGTGCTAATCCAAAGTCAGTATTTACTTTGCCTGATATGGACATTGATACATCCACAATTACTGTATCAGTAAATCCATCCACAAGTAATACATCAACCACAGTTTATAACAAAGTAACAGATATTTTAGATGTTGGTGCTGACTCTGCCGTATTCTATTTGCAAGAATCTAAAGGCGGAAAATATCAAATCTATTTTGGTAATGGAACTGTTGGTCGTAAGATTGAAGATGGTTCTGTAATTTCAGTTGGCTATTTGTCAACAAACGGCACGTTAGCCAACAAGGTTGATGGTTTTGGAATGTCTTCTGCCATTGGCCCTTACAGTACCGGTGTAATTCAAGTTGTTTCTGTTGCAGCTGGTGGCTCAGATAGAGAAACAGTTGATGAAATTAAATCAGCATCACCAGTTCAATTTGCCACGCAGAATCGTTTAGTTACTAAGGTGGACTATGAGTCCTACATTAAGAAGAATTATCCAAGTATTGATTCATTATCAGTATGGGGTGGTGAAGATGAAATTCCACCAATCTATGGTAAAGTTTTGATTTCTTTGAAACCAAAAGAAAACTACTATATCACAGAATCAGAAAAGACAAGAATTATCAATGAGATTATTAAACCAAAGGCCATTGTTTCAGTTAGCGCTGAAATTCGTGACCCCGAGTATTTGTATTTGATTTTAAACTCGGTTGTGAAATATGATGATAGAAAAACATCTCTTAATGAGAATACATTAAGAACTCTAATCAGGAACGGAATCATTGGTTACAAAAATACTTACCTTAATAAATTTAATAGTGTTTTCGCTCTCTCGAAATTACAAGACGAAATTGACAATGTTAGCTTCAATGGTATCATTGGTTCAGAAACAATTGTTAGATTACAAAAAAGATTCCAACCAGAAGTAGGAACAACGTCTAATTATACTATTAATTTTGGTGTTCCACTACATCGTGGCACAATCACAAACAGAATGACCTCATCGGAGTTTACTACAGTGGATAGTAGTGGTGTTAGTCGTACTGCTGTCATTGAAGAAATTCCACAATCTTCAACCGGCATTTCTTCTATCGAAATTTCAAACGCAGGCTATGGTTTTCAAACTGTGCCAACGGTAACAATTACTGGAGATGGCGTAGGTGCAACAGCTGTGGCTGTAATCCAAAATGGTAGAATTACTGAAATCAAAATGACAAATCGTGGCTCTGACTATAGCCGTGCAGTTGTTACTATTACAGGTGGTGATGGTTATAACGCTGCAGCATCGGCTGTAATCGATACTAAAGTTGGAACAATTAGAACAATTTATTACGATAGTACCGCCAATAGGCAAGTTATAAATCCAAGTGTAGGTACAATTAATTACTCAACTGGTGTTATTACAATCAACGATTTAAGAATTTTAGCAGTTGCTACTTCAGATGGTTTAATTCGTTTGAGTATAGAATCTGAATCTGGTATTATTGAATCGATTAGAAACACTATTATTACTATTGATGAAACAGACCCATCAGCAGTTGCTACGCAATTATTAAAAGTTAATTCGTAATGTCAGATTTTAAAAATTCAATTCTTGTAAATCAACAAGTACCCGAGTATGTTCGGGAAGAATATCCATTATTCGTAAACTTCTTAGAAGCTTACTATGAGTTCCTTGAAACTAAACAAGGAACCCAACAGAATGATTTAGTTACTCAGGCCAAAAACTTACGATATATTTCTGACGTTGATGATTCAATTGATGCGTTTGGAGAAAGTTTCGTATCAAATTTTGCAACACTTTTACCACAATCAGAACA